AATTCCCATGCCACCGCCCTTACTTAAATTGCCTTCTTCGGTAGTCATTCCACCTTGAATTCTTGTTTTCATTCTTTGAACAAAAGATAAACCAGCTGTATCGCCGAGGGTTTCCCCAAACATCCTTGTTTCAGCAGTTATCTGTTCTGCAGTTGAAGTCATTAAGCCTGGCATTTGAGATTCAATTGTTTTTTGCATTGAAGCTGTAAACTCTGTACCTGATGCTTCTCCAGCTGATATCATTGCATCTGTGTTTGACTCTATTGAAGTTGCTAGAGTTTCATCAAATGTAACACCAGCGTCTTTAGCTAGCTGTCTAAAATCGCTAATTACTTTATCTCTATATTGCAAAAATTCTTCATTGTATGAATGCAAAAGCATTGATCCATTAGTTCCACCTAATGTTAGGCTTGTTTTGCCCCATGCTTCATCTTGTATAGGAATTGCATTTCCACCACCAGATTGTCCAGCTCCCAGCCTTCTTGTTTTACTACTAGCAACATTGAAACTTGCAAACATTCTTGAAAAAGCTGCTGGATCAGCAGAAAGAACTGCATTTTCTTCCATAACAGTTTTAGCAATTTGAGCAAGGGGATTATTAATATCTGTAAGTAAATATTGTTGATCGCCAGTTAAAGTGTAAAGCTTTTGCATTTCAAGAAGCTGTTCTTTATACTGAGTATTAATATCTGCCAAAATTTTATTAGCATTTTCTTCACTAATTAAAGAATCTCCAGATGCATTTGTTAACTTAGTTATAGCACCAAGATAATCTGTATAAGTAGTTCTAAACATTGTGGCAGCATTTTCTGTTTCACCAGTCAATGCTGTCATAGCATCAATATATCTTTGTGATTCTACACCACTATTTGCAAGTGCACCATTCATTGCCTCGCCCTCTGCTCTTCCAGTATAAACACCAGAAGTCGGGTGGTAAGAAGTATGAGTACCTGTGCGTTGTTTAGATCCGTATAAAGCTGCTGCTTCTTCTCTTGTAGTTACACTTTGAATACCATTACGTGTAGGTAATTCCTCAACTGTCTCTGCAGCTAAACTTGCTTTTGCAGCATATGCTGCTTCTGAAACAGCTTGAGATAAAGTGGTTTCTTTAGAAGCTGCTGAAAGTCCTTCTAAAGATGCTGTAAGATTTTTTACAGCTTGATTTAAAAGGTCAACTGCATTAATATCATTTGAAATTTGATCAGAAAATAATTCTGCTGCTTTTTGAGATGCAATAATTTCTGGAGTTAAAAGATCTTTAATCTTCATTCCGCCATTTGCTAATTGCTTTACAAGACCAACACCTTTTAACAAATAACCAGCAAAGTTAGATAGCAAACCAGTTAACATGATTAATGGTCCAGCTACTGCTGCACCGACTAATAGGAAGCCGAAGAATCCTTTAAGTGGGTTTGGCAAATCTTCAAATGTTTTACCAATCTTATTAGCAATACCCATAATAACTGTTCCAAGCTTAACAAATTCTTGTCCGATTGGGTACAGCGTTGATTTAAAGCCTTCTAATGTTTTTGTCCATTGTGCAGAAACAGATGATGTAGCATTCTTCATTTCTTGATCTGCAAGAGCTTTAAGTTGTGCTGCAGAAGCATTTGCAACTTTTATAGCATTTTCAGTCTGGCTTCCCGCTTTACCAAAATTTTCAATAAGTGCTGTAATATTTCCAAATTGATATTTACCAAAAAGCTTATCAATCAAACTCAATTTATCAGCTTTATTTGTTACTCCATCTAAAGCTTTTTGTAGAGCTTCAATCATTTGAACTGGACCACCAGCGGATTTTATTGCAGATAAACTAATTCCAAATGATGCGAACTCTTTTGTTGCTGCAGATGTAGGATTAATAATAGATGCCATAGCGGACTTAAGTGCGTTAGCAGATTTGGAAGCTTGAACACCCGCTTCTTTCATGCCAAGTACAAGAACTGCAGTATCTCTAAAGTTTCCGCCGAGTTCTTCTACAATTGGACCAACTCTGCTTTCAGAATTAATTAAATCTTGCATTGAAAGAGATGTTTGCTTCTGAACAGCACCAAAATAGTTAACTGCGTCTGCTAGTTGATTATTATTAAGTTTATAAACATTTTGAAGAGCAATAACAGCATTTGTTGCTGTTTCTTGATCTAGGTTACCTAGTTTAGCAAGTCTATCCGTTTGTTCTACTGCAGTTGTAAGATCAGTTCCCATTTTACCCATGGCTGCAAAAGCAGCTGCAACTTGAACTGTGAATGTTTGAGATATACCAGTTGTATAAGCCATATTTTGGCCAAGCTGCAAAACTTGCTGTGAAATTTTATTAATTGCATCTTGGCTTGGAGGAGTAAGTCCTTCTCCATAAACCTTTTGCAATTGTGTAAGAGCTGTATTGGTATCAGTAAATGATTTAATAGCTGCTGCACCAAACATAACCATAGGCATTGTTAAACCAACAGTTAGCTGACGACCCGCCCATTGTGTGTTTTTACCAAAATTAATTAATGCTGTTGATCCACCTTCAATAGCTTTTTGCATCAAAGCAGCTTTCATAGTCACAAGCTCTTCAGCTTGTGCCACTTCATTAAATGCTGTTGGTGTATAAACATCCAAGAATCCTTGTTTATTTTTTACAACAACAGAGTTTTGCATTTTTACTTGAGCTTCGGCAAGTGCTGTCATTGCTATTGTTGCTTGACCAGCTTTACCAGTAATTATATTAAAGTAATCAGAAAGTTTTAATTTACCTGCAACAAGAGAAGCACCAAACTTATCTGTTTCAGAAGCCATCTTAACAGTTTGCATAGTAAACTGTCCAGTTGAAAGCATCGTTGCTTTAAATGCATTTTGTGCTGATTGCAAATCTTTAGTTAGGTTTTGACCTAGACCTACACCAGCAATTCCTTTATTAAGAAGATCTACTTGTGCTTGTAGGAGTTTTATTTGAGAATTAACTTGTGAGAAATCACCAAGGGCAATTATATTAAGTTCTATTTTTGCCATTAGTTCTCACCCCCGTTATTCCATTGACATAAAGCCAAGTCCTTCACCTATTCCAAAACCTTCGTTTGATGCAATCCGACTGTTTTGAAGAGCTGTAACATCTTCTGGCTCTTGCAAAGCTTCATCAAGATCAACTCCATTCATTGCTGCATGGAATTTCATCTCTCTCATTTCCCGATCTCTTATTGCTTTTACTAAAGCATTAAGCTCTTGTATGGAGAGACTTTCTTCCAGTTCATCAAAATTTTTCCAATGACCTGTAAGAAAAACTTCAGACTCTAAGGAGCTTAGATCTAGTTCGTCCCAACTAGAGCCGCTCCCAGAAGGTTTGGGTCTGTTAGTTTCAAACCACCCGCAACTTCAAGAATTTTCATCATGGTAGGAGTATCAATTACTTCCTCAAACTTTTCTTGTGTTGCTAGATCTTTTCTTCCAAGTCCTTCTACGCAAATAATTGCTGCTTCTACAAACTGGTCCATAGCATCTAGCTCTGTCTTGTTTTCATCAAGACCCATGGCATTTACAACTGCCATAAATTTTCTTAACTGCTTAATAGGCAGTGGTTTTAAAGCAATGGTACTTCCATCGCTAAGTTCAATTTCTACAATTTCGTATACTGTTGTTGCCAATTTATAGCTCCTTTGTTTAGTTAAATTATACCAAGATAATTAGTCAATACAAATTCAAGACCCCGCCATTTCTGACGGGGCTTGAAATTCTATATTAAGTTGTATTTTACAGATTAGTTTGTGCCGTATACACGGTCAATAACTACACCGTATTCTGAACCTGCATACTGATATGAAGAATCAGGCAAGCAACGGAAATTCACTGGGAATACTGTTGCTGCATCACGCTTCAAAGCATGTGCTGTTGTATCAATTGAAACAACACGACGTGCTACATATACACGCTCCTTGCTGCGATTAACAGAAGTCTGTGAACCAGTTCCTACTGAATAAGAGCTTGATGCACCTACTGGATCTGAGAATGAAGCTGATGTACCAATCTGAGCTGGAGCCTGTCCAACTGCGATAAGTACACGCTCTACTGGAGTATCACCAAGAGCACCTGCAGCCATGTTCAATGTTGCTGCTGGAGAATCTGAGTTTCCAAGAGTTGTATCATTGTTAATCAAAGAAGGCTTTGATGTTACTGTGCTTGCAGAATCTGCAACATAGTAAGAATCCATTTGACCCCATGAGAATGTTAGATTCTCAAGAGTTGCTTCTGTAAGTTCTGTCTTAAGCATAACCTTAAGTGTTTGCTTGAAAATACGAGCTGCGTCCAAAAGTTGATCAACCATAACTTCACCATATGCTGGTTCGTATGAAATCTCAAGTCCTGTATTTGTAAAACCTACTTCACGGTATCCGCCATTAGATGCACCTGCAGAAGCAAGAAGACCTTGGCGAGCTGGTGTACCAGCTGGGAACAAAGTACCTAGAGTCGTAGCATCAGTTGCTGGACGACCAAATTGGTTGGAGTTGTTACCAACGCTAGTAAAGAGTGCTGCTGCACCCACGATTACGTTCTTAGTATTTAGAGCCATTTATTTATTTCACCACCTTATTTATTTTAAATTAAAACAAACAAAAATTAAAGCAATTTCTTTCCTCATAGAAAAGCATAGCACCTATTGAAAATAATTCAAATTTTAGATGTAGCGACCTGTATAATTAGGTCCCTCATCCACAGATCTAGTATATACATACATGAATGAGAAGTCACCACTCATGAACCCGCCTTCGTCTTGAAATGGTTGGACGGGATTGGCAGACTCTAGTCTGCAGTATAAAAATTTAAATGGACTATTTACAGTCTCGGCATAGGCATTAATATCCTCAGCTGACAGATCGTATCTACGTACAAAATCTGTAAGGAAGTTGGTTATAGTCAATATCTGAGCATTGTTTCTTGAAATGATTTGCATAACCATGCTCTCTGAAGACATCCACCATTGTGTGCCATAATTTCTTTGAACAATATCATAAGTTATATAAGCTTTTCCTGGCAACAAGTTATTAAATTCTGGAACTTGCTGGGAAGGGATAATTGGATTTAAAGGGGTATTAAGACCATTTGTACCATTAGGAGTGTAATCACTAGCCTTTAATATGCCATAGCTTTGTAGCTGTGCCCAAAGGACATTTCTAATATCTGTAGCTGCTACTCTTGAATAATCTACCGTCATTTAATTATACTCCCCAAATCTACTTTATCTGCTAGTTTAGTAACTGCTGCTCTTACTGCAGATATCGTTGCAGTGCCATTACTTGCATTTAAAACTTCAGCAACATCTGTTGCCAATGCATCAAAAAATCCTGATTCATCCATAATTACATTTGCTTTTGTAGTATACCATTCAAGCATATAGTCTGCAAAAGCATTTGTTGTTCTAACTCCTCCAGGATGTAAAATATTTATTTGTGTGCCTGGCTTTATAAATACCTGGCCTTCACTTCCCATAAAAGACAATATTCTTTGTGCAGTAAAAGAAACTGGTTGTCCTGATTCCATTACCTCTGCTTTATTTGCAAATATACTTCTTCTTGAAATAGCTTTTCCAGTACTCCCAGGTTGCAACAATTGTGGATTAACTGGTACTGGCAATTTTGATGGCAAGAAACTTGAAGATATTATTAAGTCACCGTAAAGTATTTGACTTCTTTCAATGACAAAAAGTCTTCCTTCTGGTAATCCAATTTGACCCCACTCATAAACGTGATGCATTGCTTTTGGATTCATTCTTGCATAAGCATCAACATCAATTACAAATCTTTCTCCTGTTAAAGAGAATATTGATCTTGCAATTTGAGTAAGTACAGTTGGAGAGGTTAGTTCTTCAACCCCGCCCATCCATTCAGATAAATCAGCAGCTATGGCAGCAGCATCAACCTCAAGCTTGACTGTCATCTTGTAGCTCAGTTCTTAGAAGTACTGAAACATAGTAGGAGATTGAACCAAAAGGATCAACCACTGCATGTGAAGACATTACTTCAAATATAGTATCTGGTGTACCCGCTCTGTCAATTTCAACAAAAACAGATTTACCATGATCTGTTTTAATATTTTGTATACGCCAACGCTTGCTAAGTAATGAAGTTCCATACATTTTTAGCTGAAACTTTTCATTATAGATTTCATCAGATGTAGCACCAAATGTTTTGTTATCAGTTCTAGTTGAAGCACCACGTGCTTTAACTGGTTCAATTCTGCATTGAATTGTTTGAGAATAAACCCATTCACGGGTAATTTCTCCAGTGTTAACATCCTGAGTATTTTCCTGAACATAGACATCAGCACTCATGTTCATGACTGATCCTGCAAATGATACGAGATTATTTAACATTAAATTATAACAATATTTGCTTTACGGTATTGATCTAGGATGTTATCTACCATAACGTTTCCTGTACCATTAAATGCCCCGCCTGCCATCT